TCAGCTTTTACAAAGTCACCAATAGTCATGTGTTCTACTTGTGTGCCCTCTGCAAAGCCAACACGACCACCTCTTGCCATATCATCCCTTAACACACCTGCTCTTGTCATTTCTTCTCTTCTTTCAGCAGGTGATAGTTCAACAAACCTTATATATTCTTCTTCCGTTAATCCTTCAGCATAACGCTCTTCAACATCTTTGTAGCTCATCCCACCCATGTCAAAGCCAATACGACCACCTCTTGCAGCTGTTGCTCTGCTTTCTTCAATCTCTTCTCTTGTTACGTTTATGCCATTTTCTTGCTTCAAAAGCCTCACCTGACGCACGCGCGTCTGCGTCTAATTGATTTAAATAATCTTGATATGCTTCTTCAGCCTCTTTTGCAGCTTTTATACCGGAAGGTATTTTTGTTGCTGCTGCTCCTGTTGCAACTTGACCTGTTGCCATGAGTGCACCACCAAGACTATCTACATCTGCAAAAGCAGCTTTTGGATCAACAAAGGGTTGTACTGTTTGTAATGTAGATCTACCTACGTTAGCTGCTCTGTCACCAAACGTTAACGACCCAGCTGGTCCACTACCCGGCACCAGCGTGTTTGAAGTAAAACCTTGAAGACCCTGTTGTTGTAGTGATGGTCCAGTTGCTGGCGCACCTAAATATGTCTGCGCAAAACCCTCTGGTGTTGGTTTGGTAAACTGTGCAGCGGCGTTTGGGTCTGCAGTAAAAATTGCTTCAGAAGTGTATGCCGGATCAGCAAAAGGAACATTTTGTACAACATCAGTTGGAGTTGCCTGCACACCATACTCTGCTGGGTCAGCAAATCTTTGTGCTGTAGCGTCTTTTCTTGCAGCTGCAGCTGTGGATCTAGCCACACCTGACATGAGCGCGCTTAAGTAGTCTATATCTGTGTCCTCATCCTCTGGGTCTGTCATTAATTTTTGTGTAAGTGCATCAAGACCAAAGCCACCAAGAAATTGACCACCAGCAAAATCCATAAAACCAGGTAGGGGCACCATAGATGAAGCTATAAAAGGTAAAACTGGTTTAAGTTCTCTAGGAACAGCTTTTGCTACAAACGATCTTACTGGATCTGTGACTGGACGTACAAAATCCTCAACCTCTCTGGTAAAATCACTTATTTCTCTAGGTATTATCTTATCGTGAAATGGCATTCCTTATATTCCTGTATTGTGATGATGCAAGTGGCCTATGCTTGATATAAGGCTTTTACTGAATTTACTGTCTTTTCGCATAAATTGCAACTACGATTCTGCGCCCACAGCAGGCATTTTAGCCACCTTTATGTAGACACTTCTTGATATATCTTCTCTCTTCGTGTCCGTATTTGGGTCGTCCACATCAGCGTCGCCCTCAGCGTCAGAGCCGTATTCTTTGCCTGTTTTTAAGTTTTTTAATACCACAGTAGTGTCAACCTTTATTTGAGCTATCTTCTTATCGCCCTCGTATAGGTATGCTACTGATCCTGGTTCTTCAAATGCCATAGTTCCTCCTTACTGAAACTCTCTTTTTATTTCTAAATACGAGCAGATAACGTGCAAGTCGTTTGCATTCTCAGCTTGTACTTTTAACTCTTCATCTTCATTCATGACCAAAGGATTGGTCAATAGTTCTACAGTTGTTTTAGCAGATATGTCTTTCTGTTTAAACAAACTAAATACAGTATTACCAGTGTTTAACAATGTTACAGTTATTTCACATGCATTACTAGCATCATCATTAGATACAAGTATAGACTTTACAATAGCTGTGCTTTCAGCTGGCACAGTGTATAAAACTGTATTGTCAGTTGTTGTAAGATCTACTTTTGAATTTCTAAAATTATTGGACATTATGAAAAAAAGAAAGCCTCCTGCTCTTGTTCATCTTTTAAAACTTGTTGATAGCTTGTATTTAATTGTTCTACCACACCAGACACAGCTCTGTTAATTTGTCTTTGTGTGCTGACCTCATAATTATCTTTTGGTTCTGGTAATCTAACAACTATTCTTGACATTATCGACCTCCATCTGGTTTTACATCTAACATTAAAGTGCCATATCTCCAAGACTCGTTAATTTCTGTGTTTTCTATTTTTACACTAACATACCTACCTCTTGCTCTTGTATCTTTTTTAGTTGTAGATGATGTAATTGTAAAAGGACTATTGGTTGATGATGTTTCTGTTTGTGATGGAAATCTTTTTATAGACAAAGTTACATTTGCATTACCGTCTAAGTTTTTAAAATCAGGTATAAAACGACTTACGGATACAAACTTATTACCACCCCCACCTTGATCTTGTAAATCATAGTCGTACGATTTTATATTAGAGGCTATTGTTGTAACAGTGCCATCTTCATTAACTTGGTCTGTTCCTATTTCATGTTGAAAGTATTTAGTTTGCCCCAAACCACTCTCTCCTAATATTGTAGGAAAACTACCTGTGCCAGTTGTGTCAAACTTTGTAGCGTAAGGTCTTTCGTATATCTTTGCATCCATCCAAGAAGTTCTTGCTTCTGTTGACAGCGCCCACACACCACCAGGGATTGGTGCAGACTCTGCATAATTATACGAAACAGCTTTATTATTAAAATCACTATTAGCAGGATACCACCAACTTATTTCAGAAAACAAATTGTTAAGTCCTGCTGCAACTTGTTGACCTTTTGTTGTGTCAAAATTATCAAACACCTCATCTTCAACCGCACAAGGTAATGTTTTCACTGTGCCATCATAATACAAGAAACCTTTTGAACTCATCCAGTATGCAATACCATCTACTTCAACAGCTGCATTCTTACCAACCAGCCCACAGTTTGTGCCCACTTGTTCAACACCAAAATAAAAAGGAGAGCCAATATATTTCATTGTATACAAAGCGTTATCTGTAAACACCAAAATACTTTCTTTTGCTTTTAGTGCTCCAACTATCTTTGTGCCATCTTGTAATCTTAATGTGCCTGCGGTGTTTGTTGACGTAGGTGTAAATGTATTTATATCTTCTTGTACAGAAAAACGTATAAACATGTCATCTTGTGTGCTTGCTGTGCCTATGGTTGTTTCTGTTCCAAAATGTATTAAGTGTCTGGTTGTTGGAGATATAAGAGTAAGTCTTGACGCAGTGGGGTTATTGCCTGTTGCAAACCCACTTGTGGACTTTGACGCTCTTGTTGACGTTGGACTAGTTGCTCCTGCATTCCATGTAAAGGTTTCACCGTTTGCAATTGTTGCAACCAATACCTCACCAAAGTTATCTAGTGACCAAAGACCAGGTTCTAACGTTGCTTGGTCAGCTGGAATTGCTATGCCCCATCCGCTATAATCGGATGCGTTTGTAACAGTGGCACCATTAGAGTGTGCTGCAGCAGTGGTGCCGTTTGTTCCTCTTGTTAGTCCTGTCAAATCGTTACTAGATTTACCAGAGTATGTTATTAACTCGGTGCCAATAAGTATTGTGCCAGAGCTCGGAAAAGCAGCTGCACTTGTAAGAGTTAAAGTTGTATCACTATCACTAAACGTGCCACCTTCGTTTATTGTTGATGTAACAGCACCAGCGACATCACCGCCCCAAGAACCCACTCCCCAACCATATCCGTATGTTTGTTTTTGTGGTCCAACTTTTGTATAGAACTCTACAGTCATGGAACCACCAGTTGATATACTCGCACTTGCGGCAGCACTTGATGTAATTGTAAATGTTGTAGGACTAGGCACAGTGTTGACCATAAATGCTTTGTCTTCAAAGTTTGATGCGCTAAGCCCCGTTCCACTAGGCAAGGTTACTGAGTCAAGTAAAATGATATCACCTACCTCTAAAGCGTGTGCTGATCCTGTTGTTATTGTAACCGCGGTAGAGGTATTTGTTGTTGCGAGTGTGCAACTTGTTTGTTGTCTTGCCGCGTCAAATGGTGTTATGTCAAACAATTGCCCTTCAAAATATAATAATAAAAATTTATCTGTGCCCAGTGCCACATATCTGTTTCCTGAAATATCTAAAAACGGGTGTTGTGATCTGACCACACCAACTATGCTATCATTTACAAGAGATGACCAACCACCAACTTTTTCTGGCAGTCCATATCTAAAACGCACGTTGTCACTGTCAATCCAACGGTTTTCTGCACCCTTGGTTGTATTCTGTTTATCTATACCTGGTTGTATTTGTAGTTCAATAAGAGCCATGTAAACCTCTTACGTTCCAGCAAAATGCTTCTTGACCCAACCATTTGTTGAATTTGCGTATACAAGCGTAAAGCTTTGTCCGTTTGTGCTGACAGTTAAATCACTAGCTACACCTTGTATTGGTTGACTGTTTCTACCAATAGTCAAATTGTTAGAGTTAAAGCTAAGTTTACCATCTAAGAAATGCACCTCGTTACCAACGGCCGGACTTGCAGGTAGTGTGACTGTCACTGCAGCCGCACTTGTATCTACAATCACTTGGTCGCCGTTTACAGCTGTGTATGCACTTGTTGTGGTTACATAACCTTTTTGTGTAATGCCTGTAATAACATTCGTGCCATCCACGATTACAAGCATAGTAGACCCAACAGGCATTGCTACACCTGTGCCTGAGCTTGTTTTGATTGTTATTGTATAGTGACTCGAGCTTCTAGTTGTGCCATCGATTACGA